TCTTTAAGAGACCATTTAGATGATAAACCATGGGTTTTACAAGCGAATACAATTCTCATAGAAAAACAACCCGATAGGAACAAAAAAATGAAAATGGTCGAACACTTTCTTCACACCTATTTCATTATACGTAACCCTAAAGCCGAAACGATCATTTACGACGCAAGGTTCAAAATACCTGATTTTGCGGGTCCCGGTAAAGTCATGTATACAAAACGTAAGAAAGCATCCATTGAGCGGTGTCAGCAATTCATATGGAATAATACAGTGAATGCACACTGGATCCCTATTTTTAACGCCTCGAAAAAGAAAGACGATCTCGCCGATACTGTCATGCAAGCTATTAGTTTCACGAAACGCATCGAGCCCATGCAAAGCGTTTCGAAAAAGAGTAAAAAACTCGTTCCGAGAAAACCAAACGAGAACCAAAAACGGACACGGTATTCTAAATCAAATTTAGCGTACATTTATAAGAATAAAACCGAACTTGAAGTTCTCGAAAATAATAAACGGTTCATGAAAGATTTGAAACGCTACTATAAAAGTATAGACGATTTAGCGAATGAACTTGATTAACGTAAATTCTTATCCGCCGTATAATACGTCTTTCCTTTCATGACGAAACTGTGTACCCGCGCATACGCCCACGCTTGTGGACTCGCACCTGGTCGGTGTCCCGTACGCCACGCGGCTAACCCGCGATCGTACACGGTTTTTAAGGTTTTTAAAGGTATACCCGTCACTTTAGAAATATCTTTCAGTTTCGTTACACCGGGGTACTTTTTGCGGAACTTTGAGGTATAACTCGACGTTTTCGTTTCGACGTTCTTATCGGTTTTGAATGGTGTATAATCACGCTTCAACATCTTTTTGTATCGCGTTTCAACGTTCTTAAGAGTGTTTAGTCCCCTGAAATATTTTAACGGTGCATATATTTTACCCTCACTCTTACGAAGTTGCGTTATCTTTTTACGAATATCACTATCGGATAACATCTTAAAGATTGTGTTCGTAGTTACAATAAATGGAGAAAAAAGTACTCGATCATGGTTTTGTTAGGCTCGTGGATCACATGCCACAAAAGGATCTCGATTCAGCAATTGTTCAAGCCGCTCGCGTATCTTATGGAGACGGAACGAAAACAACTCGAGGTGATGCTGGTCTTATTCGATATTTAATGCGTCATTGGCATAACACACCGTTCGAAATGGTCGAATTCAAGTTCCACATTAAAATGCCCATGTATATCGCGCGTCAACACATGCGTCACAGAATGGCGAGTGTGAACGAGTACTCAGCAAGGTACTCAGTCGTTAAAGACGACCACTATAAACCCGAAGTTTTACGTGGTCAATCAAAAGTAAATCATCAAGGTTCCGAAGGTGAAATCGATACAAATAGCGAACGCGAAAACGTATTAAATAAACACTTTGATACTTCGTACGAAATATACACGTACCTACTCGAAGATGGTGTGTGTAGAGAACAGGCGAGAGGTGTACTTACACAATCTACGTATACCGAATTTTATTGGAAAATAGATTTACATAATCTCATGCATTATCTTCGTCTTCGCTTAGAACCAGGTGCACAGAAAGAAATTCGTGACTACGCAAGTGCGATTTATGATCTCATACAACCACTCGTACCCATTACCATGAAAGCGTTCGTAGATTTTAGAATGAATGCCATTCAACTTTCAGGACCGGAAATAGAGGCTATCGCAAACGGTACACCTATAGAATCAATTGGTGAACGTCGAGAATTTGAAGAAAAAATGAAACTTTTGGGGCTCGATAAAAATGTCAGTAAAGAGTAAGAATAAAATGTTTTCGCTTTCCACAGTATCTACAAATTTTGCATCGACGCAAAAAAAGTTTAAGAAGTTTGGGAAGAAACTTCGTAAACAAAGACAAGAACAACTCAAAAAAATTTCCGAAAAAGTTAAGGAAATTGGTAAAGACGAAATTGAACGAACAAAAAACTTGTTCGAAAAACACAAGGAATTCTTTACCGAAAAAGCTACTTCGTCTACATCGTCCCCGGAATCCACCGCTATTGATTTTTACGAGAAGCCCTAAATACCAAGTCTAAACTTATCAGTGTTAATATGACAAAAGCACTTTGACTTCCGTGATCCAACATATTACCAGCAAAAACAGCTGATAAAACACTATACTGTACGTATCGCATTTCTTTTCTTGACTTTTCTAACGACCTTTTCATAGATGCTCTCGATTTTTCTAAACCGAGAACAGCTGTACTTATATTTTTTATACGATTTGGCATTTCCATAGACGTTGAAAACATATCGCCTATATCGATAACATCCGAAACTTGTTCTCTAATCATTGGTTCGAGATATTCAAAATATGTAAATTTAGGGTCTAGGTTCACACATGTTCCTTCGATAGTTGAAAACGCTTTTGCAAGATACACAAAGGACGTTGGTATAATAAAAGGCTTTTTTTGTGCTAGTGATAAAAGAAGTTCATCTTGTAATATATCATCTTTTAAACTCTTACCATCGAGTGTTTCGAGATAACTTAATGTTGTTTTAAAAAAAAGTTCTATATCACTCGTATCCGATGTCGTTGGTAAAATTATTTTTAAATCTATAAGTGTATCGACTATACCTTTTGTATCTTTATTTATGATATACAAAAACATTTTCTTGAACCCTTCTTTTATTTCATCCGTTAAATCTATAACTAAACCGAAATCGTAAAAAACGAGTTTACCTTCCTTAGAAAACCCCAAATTACCTGGGTGTGGATCGGCATGGAAAAATCCATACTCCATTGTTTGAATGACGTATGAATTTATCAAAGCTTCGCATATCTTCTTACCATTCACCTTTGGATCCGTTATCTCAGCGAGTTTTTCGGATTCAACGTATTCCATAACAATCATATTTTCGTTTGAAAATTCCTTATACACTTTTGGTATTTTTATCCATTTTACCTTTTTGAACGATTTACGAAACTGTATTGCATTAATCATTTCCTGTTCATAATTCGTTTCAGCTAATAAATACTCTATAGATTCATTTAATACGTACCCAGATGTTGTTCCTGTATCCACACCAATTTTTTCTAAAAAATGTACAATATCACGAACATCGTCAGTATCACGTTTCATAATATTATAGATATCAGGTCGTTTGAGTTTTACAACAACTTCATTCCCGTTACTTAAAACGGCTTTGTGTACCTGTCCAATACTCGCCGATTTAAAAGGTTCGTATTCAAAACTCGAAAAAACGTCCGAATCAACGTGTTCCTTAATCATGTTTTCTATAGAATCTTTATCGATAGGTGGTACATTATCCTGTAAAGATTCCAATTGTGTTATAAACTCCAAGGGATATAAATCTGCGCGTGTCGATGCGATTTGTCCCAGTTTTATAAACGTTGGTCCCAAATCAACAAGCTGCTTTTTTGTCCATTTCCCAAACTTTACCTGATCTTTTTCAAATTGTCTACGCCATAAAAATTCGGCAGCAAACTTCCACGTCTTTTGTTTTTGTTTTTGAGGTACTATTTTTATGGGTGTATTTTTAGCAAGACATGCCACCAACACCATCTTATTATCTGTACATATAATAAATGTGGCGTGTGTTTTTAACTTTATATTTTTCGTACCTGATACTTGGTCCGCATTGGGAATCGAGACTCATGGAAAAGAAACCGTTACGTATAGTTGATTCACCAAAAGAATTTTTTAGACGATCTATATTTATATCGTACACAGCAATTTTATATACCGCTTGGTTCTTATATACTCCTTCGTATTCAACTGCCATAAACGCACTTCTCTTGTCTGGTGGTGCAACATACGGGTTTTATACAAAATACGGTCCTGAAAAACCGTTTCCTATGCATATACTTTTGAACTTATTTATACTGTTCATGGGTACACAATATTTTGATACACAAACTATACTTACTTTATTACTTTTACTATTCTATTATCTTACACAAGATTTGTTGTACATTTCCAAATAATATTTATCTGTATATATAAATGCGAGTTCACGTAATAGGTGCCGGCCCAACGGGTATGTCAGTCGCATGGGAACTTCTCAGGTCAACCGAACACGAAGTTATTATATACGATCGCAAAGAATCCGCAGGTGGTTCATGGTGGGAACCAAAAGGTCCCAAAAGAGATTTACACGCACACCGTATCGTTTTTGATAACGCATTCGTAAACACAAATAGTTTATTCGAAGAAATGGGTATTGAATGGGACGATATGTTTCAACCTGCAGATACACGCGTGTATACTACAACATTCAAGTATCTTAAATTTAAAGATTATTTAACTTTAACATCACTCGCTATACGGGTTTTAGCACAACCAGATAAATATAAAGGTGTATCACTCAAAGATGCACTTGGCGAACTTTCTGACTCGGGTGAAAAATTACTCAAAGCCTTACCATTAATTATGGATGGTGTTGATTGGGAAACAATGTCCGCCTTTGAATTTGTGAAAAGCTTCGATCACGTGGGTATGTCTAAACAATACGTTCAAAAAGTTTCGGGTAAAGTCATGTCCGATAAAATGCAAAATGCACTCTTAGAAAAGGGTGCTAAATTTGTATTTAA